AACCCTGACAGGGTAAACGAGCATAGGGAAAACCTTAATAGGGTTGACGATAGTAGGGAAATCCCTGATGGGGTAAACGTGACTAGTGGAAACCCTGATGCGTTTGGTGTTTCATAGGTGAAACTAGAGGGTTTGTCTGTGAAATGCTATCTGGTGGGGTGAATCGATAGGTGTGGTCTATCAATCACTTTTGTTTCATAGGTGAAACGGTAGGGGATGGGGCGGATGGTGCTTTTCCGGGGTACTTTCCCGGGTACTTGGCATCGATTGTTTCACGTGAAACAGTCACAGCGATCGGATGGATTGCGCGCCACAATTCCAGCACTTCGTTGAAGCCTACAGTAATGTCACCTTGGCCTGCGTGCAGCAGAATTTCCCTTTGGGCTGGCGTGATTTTCCGATGGAAAACTCTAGTATCCGTGCGCGGTCGGGCCATGTGAGCGTCCCTTAACTTAGGGTTATCCCTATTAGGGTTTGATTAGGGTTTATCCCTATTCTACAGCGTATAGATGGCTATACAATACTCTCCATGCCCTAGCACTTCGCCGGGGTCTAATTGGAGAGCAATCATGATAGAGCAAGCACTGACAGAAGAGCAAATCGAGCGTATGGTAGAGCGCCAGATTGACCGCCTAGACCGCCACTTGCTGAGCAATCAAATCACGCAAGAGCAATACGACCGGGACATTGTTGCCCTGGACAAGTGGTCTAGCCAGCAATATCAGTACAGCAAATCACTCGGCATGATTTGAGAGGCCTACCATGCAAAACACAATTCCTTGCCCTCAAGCCGTAGACAAGCTACGCGAGAAATTCGAAGCCTACTTTGCTTGCCTAAAGGCTGATGCAAAACGCGATGGCTACAGAGTTTGCAAATCTGAAGAATGGGTGCGGTTTGTAGACAAAGCACGGGAAGACGGGAAACTCTGACATTCCAGCCTGTAGACCCTGCCGGGGTCTATGGAGTGCAATGTCGCACATTTCGCCCGTAAGGGACTAATTCGGAGCACATCATGCAAAACACAATTCCTGCTAATCAAGTAGCAACCTTCCCTAATCCCGAATTGGGCATTGCATCCATCGTTACAGCAACAAAACGTGGCTATGCGGTCACTCTGTTAGACACTGATGCCGAACAGATCGTGGGAACGTATATCTACCCTGTCGCAATGCTTGCACAGGCCATCAACAAGGCTAAGCAACTAGCAAACGTCTAAACCCTACCCTCTAGGCCATTATGTGGCCTATGGGGTGCGGTTTTCGCATCGTTCGCCCTTCGGGGTCTAATTCGGAGTATTCAGAATGTCAAATGCGGTCAACTGGTCTTCCCTTCTAGCTGATGCGGTCAACAAACCCGGCATCATCTCTCAGGCCTACAGCGCTTTCCATCGCTACAGCGTAGGCAATCAAATGCTGGCTTACAGCCAATGCGTAGGGCGCAATATCCCTGTCGGGCCTATCGCTACGTTTAAGCGTTGGCAAGCCTTGGGGCGCAATGTGCAAAAAGGCTCTAAGGCTATTCAATTGTGCATGCCCGTCACCATCACCAAAAAGGATGAGAGCGGCGAAAAAACGGGCGATTGCTTCCAGGCATTTGTGCTGAAAAACAATTGGTTCGTTTTGTCTCAGACCGAGGGCGCAGACTACACGGAAGAACCAGCAAGCCCTGAATGGGACAAATCTCTCGCTCTGCAAGCCCTGAACGTCACGGAAGTCGCTTTCGATCACACTGACGGCAATTGTCAGGGCTACGCTGTCGGGCGCAATATCGCCGTTTCCCCTGTCGCCGCATTGCCCCATAAAACACGGTTTCACGAAATCGCCCACGTTGTCCTAGGTCATACAACCGAGGGTCAATTGTCTGACTTTGAGCGTACACCTAGAGACATTCGAGAAGTGGAAGCAGAGAGCGTAGCCTATATTTGTTGCAGCATCCTAGGGCTTCAAGGCCTGACAGAGTGCAGGGGCTATATTCAGGGCTGGCTGCAAGGCGGAGAGATCACCGATAAGACCGCCCAACGCATCTTCGGGGCCGCTGAAAAGATTCTCAAGGCAGGTCGCAAGCCTGAGATGGTGACCGAATGAGTCAATTCCCTGTCCATCAAACGGCATGGATTGCAGCCCGTTGGGGTTGCTTTTCCTGCTGCGCCAACCTAGACCCTGACACCCTGCGCGATGCTGGCTATCCTCCGGGTCGCGGTCAGTACTCCATGCAATGCGCCCATTGCAAAACTTACACATGGTTCGATTTAATTAAACAATCGGAGAAAAAATCGTGAGACAACACTACAAAACTGAACATCGGTCAGAGGCTGCCCTCGATTTCATCCTAGCCATTGTGATCGGGCTTGCCTTTGCAGCCCTAGCTCTTCACTTTTTCGGAGTATTGTTGCCATGAAAACCTATCAAGTCGAGTTAAAACGTGTTGCCTACGTCACTATGACAATCGAGGCCGACAATGAAGATCAGGCCGAAATGCTGGCATGGGATGAGCTTGTAACTGACGGATCATGGGGTACTGATGCAGAATGGTTTGTTGAATCTATTGAGGCTGAAAAATGACCATAATCGAATACCAGCACCCCATTGGCCCTGGTTTGACCATGGTCTGCGAGCTTGAGTATTACCCTGCCGATCCGGGTCAACCAAACCCTGAGCGTGGCGATTGCTGCCCTCCACACGCTGCCAGCGCGTTTTTATGCGCTGCACAGGTTAACGGAGTTGATGTTAAAGACTGGCTTTCAGCCGATTCGATCAAGTATCTAGAAGAGAGGGCATGTGTATGTTTTATGCAACATTAGCCCTCATCCTGAGGATAATTCTCGGAAAACGCTGAATCTGGCCCTTCGGGGCCATTTTTATTGATTGCATCTAATCCTGAGTTTCGGTTGACCGTCTGCCGGGAATAGTTCTTCCGCGTAAACCATGCGGTCGCCAACCTCATAGGAAATGCGCCCGTACTTGTTTTTCCGCACACAGGTTACCCTGCCGATAAACGGCTCACCCTTGAACGGGTAGACCGCAGTTAGCTGCCCTGGGTTCAGGTATCGGTGTTTCCAGTCTGCCTTGTGGTTCACGTTAGTTCTTCCCTGATTAACAGGTCTATCCCTGGGTTTCGAGCATAGACCTTCGTTAAATGTAGGCTAACAATCTGGCTATCATCATGCCAGACCACGCCATTTAGCCCGTCCAGCACACTTTTTGCCAGATTGTCGATATCCGGTTTCTTTATAGGCCTCTCAGAACCCGTTAAACAGGCTTCCTGGCGTTTTTTTGAGTGTGACCTAGGGATAGGTAGCCTGAAGTAAAGATAAACGGCTAGAGGCGTTTCTAAGGGCTCGCGGGTCATCACGGCCTGGGCTTGAGTTCTGACCTCAGTTTCGTAGTCGCTGGTTTTTTTGGGGGTGTAAGACCGCATAAACCCGCCGACCTTTGAGAATCGGGGTCTGCCCTTTGGCACGGGGTTTATATCGACATGAAACGTGAGCGAAAAGGTCATTTCTCTTGATTCATCCAGTAGCGCAGTTCAGTTGCAGCCTCTTTGCCCCGTTTTTTCTCAATCTGGTCGATGGTTTCCACCCACCATGCCCGGGCCTGCATAGCCCCAACGTCTGCCGTCTTCTGCCGATACCGCTGCCGCCATTCCCTGGCCTCTAGTTTCCTCATAAGCGTCATAGTCTCCGGTGAGGAATAGGGCGAAGTCCACGATGCGGCTGGGGTAAGTAGCTCCTGCTCGGATGTGATCAAGGACTCGGTTTGCTTGCTCATGGTTCACGATCCCCTCCTGAGTTGCGACAGGCGCTCTCGGATGTGGTCAGGCATCGGTACAGCAGACCTTATGCGCTCCTGGTACTGCTCTGCCATCGTGACCTTCTTGACCGGCTCGGGTATCTCCGCACCGTCCCATCGTTGCTGGTTAAGGTAGACCAATGGTGCGGGAATGAAAGCACCATTGTCTTTGCGCCATTGATCGGTGGTTTTTTGCCACTCAATGTGCTTGATGATCTGGTCTGCACAATGCTCATACAGACCCTTTTTCCACTTCGCTAGACATGCTGACTTCGCGCCCTTGCGAGGCGACTTCGGCCATGCCGCCCAAAATCGGTCAAAACCTGACTCAAACATCATCGCCTCCATCAACTGATGCAGCATATTTTTCGTACAAGTATTGATCGTAGTTTTTTTCCTTTAACTTATCTTCAAAATACTCATACAAAACAATAAAGTGCGCCGCCTCAATGACAGGATCTTTCCCTCCCCAATGCCATGCTTTGACGATTTCGTCAGATGTCAGGCCATTCCATTTGCGATCAGGTCTAGTAACTCTATCGAGCAACTTACCTTGTACCTCATTCATCTCATTAATGAGATCTTCTGATAGAAGAACTCCTTCACGGATTTTATGAAAGAACCTCAATACCTGATTGATAGAGTCCGTGTCGTCCATCATTTTTTTCTCCTGCTCCTCCAGTAAGAGAACAGCGGCAGGCGGGAGGTTCGCTTTTCAGGATGGAGATCAGGCCATCCCTAGCCGTGTCCACAAAATCAATAGCAGTTCGTCGTGCAGTTCGATCCGTAGCAGCAAGTCGTGCAAGTAACTGTCCTGCCGTTAGCGTAGTAGGTATGCGTTGAACACGCAGCCCATGCGCCTGTTGTAATCAATGCAATCATCAGTGATGCTAGAACTCTTTTCATGATTAATCTCCAGTTAAGATAATTTCACCCAAAGACCCCCCTACCCCACTGAAGGGATAGAGAGGGAAGGTGCTTCACCCCTGCTATGCAGGATCATCATGCTACGGATTCCCACCGTATGCCCCTCGGCTTGATGATTCGACCAGCCGCACGGATTATTCGGGAACTGCCCCCTAGCTTTCGCATACCGTGTCGCGGTTTTCTTCCGAGCAGCCCCACTTGCGGCCCCTACTACGTGCGGAGTACGGATGTCGGACGGGCAACAAAAAAGCCGCTTAAGTTCTATCCCCGGTAGCGGAACCCCGGAGATTCCGGGGCCAGGGATAGACTTAAACGGCCTTGACTTGCTGTCCGCTACGACAACGAGTTCAATCATAGTCAAGTTTTTTCGTTTGTCAATGCCACTACAAACCAGTCGGGTTTTAAGACCATAAGCTGATACAACCGTCCCTTCGGGAGATGTGTCCACTGGTTCACTGCTCCCCTGGAGATGCCCAGCAGACGAGCCAGGTTGCTCTGGCTACCTGCTCTCTTGATCGCTTCTTCTTTGGTCATCCAAGCATTGTACTTGACATTGATTAGTTGTCTATACCGTCAAGCTGGGGTAATCACCTATGGTTGGTGTTTAGAATTCTATACAATGTACTCATGGCAAACACAGGCAAAGCATCACCCCTATACGGCAAGCTCATGACCGCAGAGATGCCAAGCGAAGTCAAACGGCTTTGGTATTCGCGCGATGACGAGCTACCAGAACTACCCAGGTACAACTGGTCTTTCGATTTGGTCACCGACATGGAGCCGGTGGAGAACCGCGATCTGCTGTTCAAGATTTTGGAGGGCTGTCCACTGACAGACCGAGAGATGCTAGCCATCAAGTTGATTGAACATGATGGCTGCACCCTCGAAGAAGCAGCGCAGGAACTTGACTGCGGTAAAGAACGCGCCCGTCAGATCCACATGAAAGCGATGCAGAAGATCCGCACCCACCAAATCAAGATCACCGGCCAGAAGCTCTACTGGTTGGATTGCGAGATCACAACTTGGGAGCGGTGGAGATGGACTAAGTGTAAGTCCCTATAAAAAGATCTTGTGCGGTGTTAAGAGAACTGTACAATCCAGTCCCATGCCCTGACATCCCGTCGGGGTCTTTTTAGGAGAAGATGATGAGTGTAGAGAAGCTGCTCAAGATGAATGTCAATGAGCGAACAGAGAAGAAGTCAAATCTGACTTACCTGTCCTGGGCTTGGGCCTGGGCAGAAGCCCTCAAAGCTGATCCAGCGGCTACCTTCAAGGTAGAAACCTTCAAACGCGATCAGTACACAGAAGAACCCTTCATGACGCTCCCAGGCGGGACGGCTATGGTATGGGTTACGGTGACCATGTTTGGCAAGCCAATGACCTGCCAACTACCCGTCATGGATCATCGGAACAAAGCTATGCCTAACCCGGACGCCTTCGCGGTCAATACAGCCATTATGCGCTGCATGACCAAGGCTCTGGGATTGCATGGTCTTGGTCTGTACATCTATGCCGGAGAAGACCTGCCAGAAGGTGAGAAATCTCCTACAGACGATGAAGATGAGGCTTTTGAGGCTCAGTACATGGAGTCGCTCAGGGATGCCTCTCTGAACGGCATAGAAGCGCTCCAGGAGGCTTTTAAGGCCATTCCAACATCACCGGCCAAGTCCCGGTGCTGGGTCAAACACCAAGCCTCCCTTAAGGCCGCAGCAGGAGCAGCAAAATGAAGCTCAAAACACTGATTGAGGCCCAAGAAGTGATTGACCGTCTGCTTGCCATGCACCTAGAGGCAGTCCTGAAGCACCCTAATTTTGTACAGATGATGAACGACGCAAAGGAAGACCGAGGTAGGGCATACATGGCGTCGTTTGACCTGCGAATGTCTATTTCGCCCATGCTAAACCAAAAGGTAGAAATCCATGACTAAAGACACAAGCGGCCCAGCGTTCCCCGTTCAAAGTTACGTTAACGCTGATGGCGAAACATTTGAGAGCGAGCCGCAAGGCATGACGCTGCGAGATTACTTCGCGGCCAAGGCGATGCAGGCTTATACCTCTGACTTAGATTGGCGCATGGACATGAGCAATGAGCAGACAGCCATCGCTGCCTACTCAATGGCAGATGCCATGCTGAAAGTGAGGGATCAATGACTGAGCAACGAACTACTGCATGGCACCAGCAAAGAATGGGCAAAGTCACGGCCAGCAGTCTGCACAAGGTCATGGCTAAGACTAAGACCGGCTATTCAGAGCATCGAGCCAACTACATGACGCAGTTGCTACTTGAGCGCATGACAGGTCAGAAGGCAGAAGGCTACACCAATCCAGCGCTTCAGTGGGGCATTGACCAGGAACCCAACGCTAGAGCCGCATACGAGGCCCATAGAGGCGTTTTAGTCGAGGAGGTGGGGTTTATCCATCACCCAACGATTGCGATGTCTGGAGCCTCTCCTGACGGCCTTGTTGAGGGCGGCATGGTCGAGATCAAGTGCCCAGAGTCTAAGACTGCTCTGGAGTGCTGGCTGTCCAAAAATCCTGTAGAGGGCAAGTACTTTGCCCAAATGCAGTGGCAGATGCGGTGCGCTGACAGGCAATGGTGCGACTATGTGGTCTATGACCCCAGGATGCCCACAAAAGCTCAACTGTTTATCCACAGGGTCAAGAGAGATGACGAGTGGATTGGAGTTGCAGAGCAGGAAGTGATCAAGTTCCTGGCTGAGTTAGATGAGAAAGTTCGATCCCTGAAACAAATCATTGGAGAGTAAGAATGTCGAAAGTCCTTAAAGAAATCAACACCATCGTCGGTGAGTACAAGAACGCCGCTGGAGAGGTCAAGAAACGCTATCTGCGGATCGGCTCGATCATCGAGACCCGAAACGGGGCAATGCTCAAGCTGGACACCATCCCTCTCAAAGAGGGCGGCTGGGACGGCTGGGCGTACATCAATGACCCCAAGAAGACTGACGAGGCTCCACGCGCTAAGAAGTCTGGGTTCGATGACATGGATTCAGAAATCCCCTTCTAGTCATGAACTACGCCAACATTGAAAAGTCAGACCGACTTGCCCGTGTTGCCGAACTGTTGTCACAGGGTGGTGAGTTCACCACTCTGGACATCATCAAGCAAGCCAATGTCTGCGCCGTCAACTCCATCATCTCGGAGTTGCGTCAAAACGGTTACGGCATTTCCTGCCAGCGCAGGGGTTCAAAATGGTACTACAAACTGGAGAAATCATGACCAATCAGATCAAAATTAAAGACGGAATATCAAACGTGTTCGTGTCATTGTTGCAAAATAAAATTTTGCTATCTATCTATGCTCACAATGGATCCATGAGCGTCCATGTTACGAAAGATGAGGCCAAACAGATCATTGATGCGCTTGAAATAACTCAAAATCAGATCCATGAACAACCCGTTTGACTTGGAAAACTACAAGCCACAGATTGATATGCGCGATCAGGAAAGGGCCAGACGCAGTGCGTATCAGGCCAGCCGCATCGTCAATGAGAAGCGCAAGGCTGGCATAGAACCAAGTGCATCTTACGGCGCAAGTTATGGTGGCGTACCGCAAGACTACGCCACAGAGATGCCTGTGATGCCGATGCACAAGAGGAGTGTGCAGAGGAAGGAGAAAAGGAAATGACTGACCGTGAGGCAATGCAGCAGGCGCTGGAGGCGCTAGAGGAAATCAACAAACTAAGCATTGGTGAAAACGCAATCTGCCTGCCTGCGGAGATTGATGAGGCGATGGACGCCTTGCGCGAGAGGCTGGCGCAGCCAGAGCAGGAGCCGGTGGCTTACACGCTGAATTGCGTATGTGGCGCTGTATGGGACATCAAAGCTGATGGGAGCGAGGAAATGGCACATACACCTGACACCACCCCACCACAGCGCCAGTGGCAGGGACTTGCTCGTTTGGAATTACAGAAAGCTGTTGAGGGGTTGGAAGACCTTGAAGATTGTTGGATTGCCATTGAGTCGGCACTGCGGGAGAAGAATACATGACCGATAAAGAACTGATGGAGCAGGCGCTGGAGGCGCTACAAGCCGTCAAAAGCACACCAGCAACCAAGGATGAGATTCAGCGAGCATGGATTGTTTCTAACCTACTGCAAAGATGGTTGGATCCAAAGGGGAGAGCATGAGCAAAGAAAAGATCATCGAAGCACTCCAACTAGCGCAAGACGCACTGCACATGGCAACACTGCCATTCCCCATTGACGAGATCAAGACGCAACGAGCGCTTGAGGCGGTGGATAAAGCGCTTAAACACATTGGGAACAGTGAAAATGACATTTGATCTATGGTGGGTTCGGCTGACCGACAAAGAGAGAAAATCAATCGGTTTAAATAATGCGCGATTTGTGTGGAAATCAGCATGTGAGTCTTGCTCTAACATCTGTAAGACAGAAGCTGATGCCATTGACAGACATTTAGATATGTGCATAGAAACACTGTTAGATTGCGCTGAATTTATCAAGAAAAATGGTGACGTATGACAAACGATCAAATCATTGCTCTGTGGCGCAAACACCAAGAAGTGATTGGATTTTCCAGAGAGTTGCTCAACATCCAGCGCATGAGGTGTGCAAACATCGCAGACGACGAGGAGCGCAAGCACAAGTTAGTCAGGAAAGATGGCTCCTGGCAATGGATCAGTCCAGCAGCAGAGGCTATACGATCTATGCCAGATGAGATGCCTCTTTTTAACGACTGGGGGAGCATACCCTATGACCCATCAAAGTGCCCACCATGCAACCATAAATGTGAACAAGGAAGACTATGCCCAACATTGACCAAAGAATCTTGAAAGGCAAGTTACTGCTAATCGGCATGGCAGGAGTCTTGATAGCCATCATCCTCAAGGAGGTTTTATGAAGTCGCGTATCTTAGACCCAAATTTTAAATACACTAATGCTGCATCAACCAACATTCAAGACACATGGCGCAAATTCGGATGGAGGCCGCTAAATGAAGTGCCCAATTTGCGGAGTTTGGACGGTAGTAAAGTCCACCAGGAAGCGAAACACAACAGTCCTAAGATTCAGAGAGTGCGGTAATGAGCATCGTTTTACCACTGAAGAGAGACAAGTCCCAACCAAGTCTCACGGAGGGGCCAGATTTCGCAACCTGGACCCAGGAAAATCTAGTTAACTTTGCCAAAGACGCACACGAGAAGATGCGCTCTCAGGAAGAAGAGATACAGACACTCCGACTGGACATTAAAGCCGCTTTAGAGGGCTTTAGAGCGGTTTTAAGAGAGGAATAGCGCTCTCTCTGCCTTTCGTCGCCTGACGAGTCCAGGCAACTCCTTGCCGCCGCCCTTGGTCCACTGCATGAACGCCTCTGCGGCAGCCTCCCACTCGCCTCGATTGGCCTTCATACGGATGGTTGATCGCTGGAGGTTGCCTAGCCCGAAATTGTAGGAAATGCTGACCAGAGCATCAAAAGCGTTTTGACGGCCAACCACGCCGGGAATAAGTCGTAGAACACCACGTTCAAAAGATGCGACATCTTGCGCGAATAGTTCCTCGATCTCTTGCTTACTCCAGACACGATTGTCCTCCGGTTTGAGCGGCATCTCTTTGCGGATCATGGGTATGTCTTTATCCGGCACACGCGCCATTGGCAGCCTGATCTGGTCTTGGTACAGCACATGGCCATAGCCAATCGTCCAGATGTGCGCGGGGCATAGATAGGGGCGCGTTCTGTACCCCTCAAACTGGTGCATCAGGTCAGCGCCAGCTTTGCTCAGTTTCACTTCTTACCCCATTGACGCGATCCGAACCAGAACCCGATGATGCCGCCAAGCATCGCCATCTCGTCGCTGGAGAAGATCAGGTCGGAGTACTTGATGATGTCGTCTACGCTCTTAATCAACTCAGGGTGATGCCAGACATACAGCGCCATGAAAAAGTTGATTATGACCAACTCCAGCACGAAGATGTACGTCACGGTCGGGCGCACAGTGCCGACGTAACTGGCAACCCACTGAGACGCTTTTTCCAGCACCTTCTCGTCGTGCTTGAGCGCCGCTTCGGTCATCTGCGCCTCGGTCTGCATCATCACCTGATCGGTGCGGATTTCCTCAATCTTTTGCTGTGCAGCAAAGCCCTGTGCGGCCAGTTGCAGTTCTTTCTCTGTCTGTATCTTGGCCAGAGCAAGTTCGTGCTTCTGATCGGCTTTGTTCTGGAAGTACTCCAGCAGCTTGGGCAAGCCGCTGATCAGCAGCCCGCCGAGAGTAGAAATTAGAGATAGCATGGGTTACTCCTCGTAAATGTAGACCGGCTCTGCGTTTGTTTCAATGATTTGACTGGGACTCTGTGCAACCGTGCCGCCAATGTACCCAGTACGCAGAACATTCAAACCAATCATCTTTGATGCGTTGAGAAGATCTCGGCCTTGGATCTCTTTCTTCCAATCAATCTCTTTACCATCTTTGGTAACCAGTTTCATGGAAGCATTCCTAATGGCATCGACTCCACTAGGGTCCATGAAAAGCCTCTTTTGAGCTTCTTTGGTTGCCTCATCAATGTTTGCTTGACCAATCAGACCCAAAATGCGATAGCCTTTTTGCAAGACACTGTAGATGCCATTAACAAGCACATTGCTTACTTCTTGCGGTTTTGCGCCACCAAAGAAACGCTGTAATGTAGTCTGCTCTGCCATCGCAGCCTTGTTCACAGGCAACTTGTCTACATTGATCTTACGAGACAGCTTCGCAACATCTGCCATAGCAGTAATAGACTCGATCTCTTGTGGCGTATAAATGCTGTTGAAGGCAGATCGGTTTTTCCGTAGATAAGCAAACGGATCCCCAGAGTCAAGCATCTGCGAGACTAACTGGCTACGTAACGCCATCTTGACATTTGTTTGCTCTTGAGCAGGCAATCTATTGATGTCTGACATCAGTTTGTTTGTATAGCCTCTGCCCTCAGCTCCAGTCATTCTGGCTGCTATGCGATCAACTCCTCCAGAATCATAGTCTCTAAGAAAGCTGGTTCCAATACGGATGCGTTCGTTTGATACGGCATCATCAAGTGCAATTTTTTCAGCAGCAAGGGTCTGAGCGCGAATAGAGCTATCTTGCAGTCGATCCCTAAGACCTGGAGTCATAGACAATATGTCGCTATAACCGCCGTTGTTGCTGTCACGCGTTAGCAGTTTTTCTAGCTTGTTGTGGTCAATTAGTCCATTGGTCAACGACTGATGATACAGCCTAGACATAATTGATTTTTCAGCCAACGGCATACCTTCATCTCCCGCAACACGCAAGAATTGGGACAGGGCCGTTGGAGATGATGCGATCTGAGGCGCAATTTTTTCAGCGTACTCTTGAGAATTGATGCGCTGAATGGCATCTGCGTCTTTGAATGGGATACCGACTTTGGTGTAGTACTCAGTGTCAAGCTGTTTAATGGCATCACCAAAGGTTATGTTTTCACCTCTTAGATTGACATTAACGCCACCACTTGCAGTCTCAACCTTGTTTAAAGCCTCATCGACACGTTGCTGAAGCAAATACAACTTTTCTTTGATGGCTGGATCACGAACATTACGAATGTCTGCTGCAACGCGGCGTTTCAAAGAATCAAGGCTAGTGATGTCAAGGCCAATAGTCAGATCAGGTGCTGTTGTAGCTGGGAGCGTCTCACCAGTAGGAGCAGGAGAGCGTGATGTCCTAAGCTCTTTAAACTTCTGCGATTGCTGATTAACAAGTTTGAGAAGATCAGACTGACGGCCCCACGGATCTCGTTTAAACAGGTCAAAAGCCGTGTTCAACAGATCTTGGGTATCCTGAGCAGGCAAGATCGCTCCTTGATCTGATGCCTGTTGCTTAACAGAGTTGTAATCAGGAGACAGCGCCTCTCTAGCAGCTTTTTCTCGTGCAACAACTAGGTTTTGAATTGATCCACCAAGTTGAGCAGGAGCCGTAGTCCCCATCAGGTTCAAGTTGGCAGTCATGTTGCTCAACTGATTGTTGATAGCATTGACCCTCTTATTAAAGTCAACCTGCACTTCTTCAAGAGCCTTTATCTGCGATGGGAATTGCATAGGCCCACTTGGAAACATAGACTGCGCCTTGGAAGTAACAGCCTTCTGTAGATCGGCGTAAAGAGCAGTTAGATCTCCCCTGAACTTCAAATCTTTACTTGCTAGATCAGTCAATGTGGTACGAATTGCGGTGTTATCCAATCCTGTTACGCCAGCACCAACATCTTTCCCTGTAATAAACTTAACTCTTTCTTGGATCTCATTGACCCGTCTAAGCAAATCAGGATCTGATTGGATTGCCATTGACACAAGATTTTGCGCTTTAGATAAACCTTCCATTTTTGCAAGATCAGCAACATCTACTTTGCCAACCCCGCGAATCTTATCGACTAAAGCCTCAGCACCTTTAAGCGTTCCTGCCCCACTGAGCAAAGAAAAAGTAATACCACCAAGCACTGACCCAACATCACCACCAAGCTGGCCTCCAACTTCTCCCCCAAATTCACCGCCAACACCAGCCATGCCGCCTGCTAAGGATTGAACGCCTTTTTTAAACAATCCAACGCCGCCTAACAAGTTCAGGGGATCTGCGGCGCCTTCTACAAAGCTCATAAAATACTTTTGACCTTCAGTGGCTGGTCGAATATTGCCGCCGCCCAAAAGACCAGTTATTGCTTTTTGTGTCCCTCGTTGAGACTGTATAAACGCTTCTCCAGGAGTCGGTCGAGACTCCATTGGTAGAAACCCTGGTGATAGCAGGCCGCCTTCTGGGGTGGGCCTTCCTACCATAAGATCCATTAATCCTGGTTGCCCAAGCGGGCCTTGACCCACAATACCCCCAAGACCTGCTACAAGACTCGGGGTGGCAGCAACAACTCGACGCAATCCTTCAAGACCAACCTCTCCATAGGAGGTAGCAGGACGAACATCAGCAAGATCTCTAGGGCGCATCTGAATAGCCAGGGCGGCCAGTTTTTTTGCGTCCTCAGTATTTCCTGCCGCATCAGCAAGACGCAATGCTTCTAGAACTTGCTCATAGGTAGCCATTGGATACTCCAGTTATCGCGTGTTTTGGCCTGGATTTTGGCCATACCTACGCAAAAGCGCCTCTTCTTCTTGCCTTGACATAGTCCTGCCACCCGCTCCAGAAGCCGTTCCTGCCCCAGTAGCTGGCGCCGGTTGCACTTCACGGAATTTTGCCAACTCTTTATCAAGCTGTTGGATGGTTATCAAATAATTTGGAGAGTCTGCATATCCAAGTCTTCGTGCTCGATCAATGTATATGTCCTTTTGATCCAAAAGCGCTCCACGATAAATAGCAGTCATGAATTGCTCTGCCTGTTGTTTTGTTACAGACGTAACTGTCCCGGTAAAGAAATTACTCGCAAGAGAAGCAAGCCGATCACCAAGACCACCAGTGATCGCGTAATTTTTTACATCCTGATTTGACAAAGTTCCCTCATCAAATAGTCTGGCAATGCTTGCTGGCAATGCTCGTGCAGCAAAATCATTTGATGTTGCTTGTTTAATTGTTCTTAAAACACTGGGGGCGGCAGAAATAATGCTTGCAGTCCGTTTAAAAGTTGGTTGTTTTTCAATATATTCTTCAAACTTCAACCAGTCTTTTGCTTCAACTGGCTGCCCGGGCAATAGAATCTTAGGCGCTCCTTTTTCGGCTTTTCTCCCTTGTCTTTCTTCAAATTCTGCGTTAACAACGGCCACCTGTGCTTGCGTAAGTTCTGCGAACGGCTTAAAGAACTTTTCCTTCGAAATAGCTTCTCGG